CTGAGAACTACGACGCCCTCCGGGGTATCTACCTCGATGACGTGGTTCTGGACGAGTTCGCGGACATGCCGCCTGCGGTGTGGCCCGAGGTTATCCGCCCGGCGCTGTCGGACCGGCGCGGGCGGGCATTGTTCATCGGCACGCCGAAGGGCCGCAACGAGTTCTGGAAGATCTACGATAGCGCCACGCGCGACCCTGACTGGGCCACGCTGGCGCTGCGGGCAAGCGAAACCGGCATCCTTGCTGCGGATGAGTTGGCTGCGGCTCGGCGCGCTATGTCGGACGAGCAGTTCGCGCAGGAATACGAGTGTTCGTTCGACGCTGCGGTTATCGGCTCCTACTACGGCAAGTTGCTGGACGAAGCGCAGCAGCAGAACCGTATCCGCCAGGTGCAATACGAGCCGGGCGTTCCGGTGGAAACGTGGTGGGATTTGGGCGTGGGCGATTCCACGGCCATCTGGTTCGTGCAGCGTGTGAGCCGCGAGGTTCGCGTCATAGATTTTTACGAGATGACCGGCGAGGGCTTGCCGCACTACGCGAAAGTCCTGCAATCGCGGCCATACGTCTATGACCGGCACATTGCGCCGCACGATATCGCGGTTCGCGAGTTGGGCAGCGGGCGCAGCCGGCTGGAGATAGCCGAAGAACTAGGCATCCGCTTCGACGTGGCGCCGCGCCTGCCGGTGGATGACGGAATTAACGCGGTGCGCCTGACGCTGCCGCGGTGCTGGTTCGACGCCACGCGCTGCGCGCAGGGCCTCGAGGCGCTGCGGCAGTATCGCAAAGACTGGGATGATCGCTTGAAAGCCTTTCGCGACCGTCCCCGGCACGATTGGACAAGTCACGCGGCGGATGCGTTCCGAACGGGATGCATCATGGCCGAAGAGCAGAAGGAGGCGGCAGACGACATGGTTGAAATGCACGTCTCCTGGGCCGGCTGATGGCTAAAAAGACCGGCGAGCAACTGATCGATGAGGCCCGCGGCCTGTGGGAAGAGGCCGCGTCCGAGGATCAGCAGAACGACGTTGAAGCCGAGAAGGATCTAAAGTTTCTCGCGCTTGAGCAGTGGACCGACGAGGACTGGCGCGCGCGCGTGAAGACGGGCCGGCCGGCGTTCGTCATGGACCGGCTCAACCAGTATGTAAATCAGGTCTGCAACGACATTGCGATGAACCCGCCGGGCGTGAAGGTGCGCCCCGTGGACGGCGGCGCGGACGTGAAGGTGGCCGAGGTTTTCAACGGCCTGATCCGCAACATCGAGGCGCAGTCCAACGCCGAAGCGGCTTACGTGTGGGCGGCGCGCAACGCGATCTCGTCCGGGCGCGGCTATTTCCAAATCGCCTACGACTACGCGCCGGGCTCTTTCGAGATGGAACTTGGCGTCCGTCGCCTGGCGTCCCCGTTCGCGGCGCGGTTCTACGCCGGCACGCTGGACCCGACCGGCGCCGACGCCGAGGGCTGCTGGGTTTCCGAATACCTCCCGCGCTACGAATACGAAAAGCGGTTCCCCAAAGCCCAGCTTATCGGCTGGGAAGACAACACGTTTTGGGGCGACTGGAAGCGCGGCGATTACGTCCGGATTGCCGAGTGGTGGCGCAAGGTGCCGATGAAGCGGAAACTGGTCCGCTTCAACGATGGCGTGGTTCTCGACACTACCGACCGCGAGGACAACGACGTTCGCGAAATCGCACTGATGCATGGCGGCGTGCAGGGCGAGCGGACGGCGGAAAGCTATCGCGTCGAAATGCGCCTGATTAACGGCGCGGAGCAGTTGGAAGAAACGGCGGAGTGGCCGTCTTGCTATCTGCCGGTCGTGCGGGTGACGGGCAACATCCTGAACGTGGGCGAGCGGATTATCTACCGCAGCCTTATCCGCGGCGTGCGGGATGCACAGGTGTTGCTGAACGTCTCGCGCTCGTCCTACGCCGAAGCAACCGCAATGGCGCCGAAAGCGAAGTGGATCGGCACGCACAAGCAGTTCAGCGCGAACAAACAGCACTGGGCTAACGCGAATCAGATTAACCTGCCGTATCTCGCCTTCACGCCGGACGAGAAGAACCCTGGCCCGCCGCAGCGCGTGGCGCCTGACATGCCGGCCGCTGCGCTGTTGCAAGACGTGCAGATGGCGGTTGCCGACATCGAGGCCGGCGTTGGGATCTACCGCGAGAATCTCGGCAAGGAGTCCAACGCGGTTTCCGGCAAGGCGATCCTTTCGCGCCAACGTGAGGGCGACGTTGGCACGTTCAACTGGTCTAACGGGCTGGCCGGCGCCGTGATGCAGGCGGGGCGCATCTTCGTGGATATGATCCCGAAGCTTTACGACACGCCGCGCATGGTCCGCACGCTGGGCGAGGACGGGAGCGAGGACTTCGTTCGCGTCAACCACCAGATGCAGATGGGCGACGGTCGCATCGTCACGGTCAACGACCTGTCGGCCGGGCGCTATGACGTGGTGGCGTCTGTCGGCCCGTCGTTCTCGTCGCGGCGCGAGGAAGCGCGGGAAAGCATGCTGGCCTATTTCCAGGCCAACCCGCAGGCCGCGCAGCAGATGGGCGACCTGTTCGCTAAGCACATGGATTGGCCCGGCGCGGACGAGTTCGCGGCGCGGGCGCGGCGCATCGCCATCATGGGTGGCCTTGTGGACCCGGACCCGCAAGATCCGGAAGACGCCAAGCTTATCCAAAAGATGCAGTCGCAGCCGCAGCAGCCGGCGGCTGACGTGATGCTGGCGCAGGCCGAAATGGCCAAGGCGCAGGCGGCGCAGATGAAGGCCGAGACGGACCGCGCGATTGAGATGCAGCGGCTTCAACTTGAGCAGGCCAAGGTGCAGTTGGAAGCCATGCGCCTTGAGATGGAAGCGCAGCAGGCCGGGCAGAAACTGTCCATTCAGGCCGCGGACATCGCGAGCAAGATCGAGGAGCGCAAGGCGTCCACCATGCGTGAGGGCGTCAAGGGCACGATTGATGTGGTGGAGCGCGTCGTGCAGGCGCGCCAGCCGCAGATGATGCCAGGAATGGCGAACCAGATGCAGGCGCCTCCGGGCGTCTGAGTGACCTACCCGCGCGGGTCTGACGCGCGGGGGCTTATCGCCTGGGCCTTACCAGTGCGCGCAACCCGCTATGGGAAACCCAATGTCTGACACGTTTACGCTGGACGCCCCGCAGGGCGAGCCGGCTTCCGGTGTTGCTGGCGTCACCGACGACAAAACGCTTGAGCAGGCCGCAAATACCGAAGCGTCGGCCACTTCGGAACCAGAACCCGATGACGATGACGGGGGCGACGAGCAGCCGCAGCAGCGGCAGAGCCGCGCCGAGCGCCGCATCAGTCATCTCGCGGCACGGGCAACGAACGCCGAGACGCAGCTTGCCGAGGCCATGCAGATCATCCGCCAGATGGCGGGCGGTCAGCAGCCACAGCAGCAGCAGCCAACCAACGCACCACGCGCACCGCAGGCAGACCCGCTTGCGGCGTTTGTGGCGCAGCAGGTTGGCCCGGCGCCCAAGCCAGAGGATTTCGCCGCTGGGGAGTTTGATCCCGGCTTTCGCGAGGCCGAGCGGGACTATATCCGCAAGGCCGCGGCAGTCGAGGCGCAGGCTCGTATTTCGCAGCAACTGCAACAGGCGCAGATCGCGACCCGTGAGCAGGCTCTTGCCGCGAACCTGGCCCAGCAAGTGGCAGCGATAGAGAAGTCTGACCCGGACGCCCGGCAGGCCATTGGCGAACTTGGCGTGAGGCTCGGCCGTGCCGGGCAGCAAGGCCAGTTCGTCGCCAACGTCATCGCCGAAATGGGCGCGGACGTGGCCTATCACATTGCCAGAAATCCCGAGGTTGAGGCGCGTCTTCGGTCGTCTCCGGTCCCGGCTGCACTGATCGAACTGGGTGCCATCCGCGCGAGCCTACAGGCCGCAAAGACGGCGCCTCCGGTGCAACCTACCTCTGCGCCTCCCCCACCACCCCGCGCTGTGCGCGGCGGGGGATCGGCCTCGCCTGACCTCGATAAAATGTCCGTTGAGCAGTTCGCTGCTTTCCGGAATCAGCAGGAATACGGCAAACGCTGATCGCAGAGGGCATCCCATGAAAGGGACGCTCTGTGGCTACGCTTATCACGCCGTCCATCGTGACGAAGGAAGCCCTTCGTCTGCTGGACAACGAGCTGATCGCCAAGAAGCTCGTTTATACCGACTACAGCAACGAGTTCATCCGCGGCGTTGGGACTTCGGTGACCATCCGCCGTCCGCTGGCGTTCTCCGTCCGCAACTCCATGACTATGTCCGTGCAGGACCCCGTGGAAGGCAGCGTCTCGCTGACCCTCGACAAGGTTGCCGGCGCGGATATCCGGTTCTCGGACATCGAGCGCACGCTGACCATCGAGGAATACTCGGACCGGGTTCTCAAGCCGGTGATGCGCGGCATCGCGAACAAGATTGACCGCGATATTCTCGACAACACCAAGTATTTCTGGTCCACCGTCGGCACGGCCGGCAATCGCGTCACGACCTGGGCCGGCTTTGCCGCCGCGCCGCAGCGACTGATGGAGATGGCCGTTCCCGAGGGGGACACCCATGCGGTGATGACCCCGAACGACGGCTATGGCCTGGCGGGCGCTTTTACCGGCACCTACGTGCAGGACATTGCGCGCCCGGCCATCGAGCGCGCGAAGCTGCCCAGCCTTCCCGGCATGGCGGCGGCCTACATGTCCAACAACCTGCCGGTTGTGACTGCCGGCACGCGCGTCCTTGCTGACGGCCTGACCAACGGTGCTTCGCAGACCAGCAACTGGGCGGACGTGCGAACCACGTTCAAGCAGGATCTGATCTGCGACGACTTCGCGGCCAGCGCGACCTTCAAGGCGGGCGACGTGTTCACGCTCTCGGGCGTGTATGCGGTCAACCCGGTCCTGTCGGGCGACGGCACCACGACCCTGAAGCCGAACTACAGCTACCTTCAGCAGTTCGTTGTGCTTGAGGACAAGCAGGCCGATGGCGCTGGCGCCGTTACCCTGTCCATCTCGCCGCCGCTGATCACGTCCGGTCCCTACCAGACGTGTTACAACAGCAACGCGAACACGGACGGCCTGACGATTACCTTCGTCGGCGCGGCTTCGGCCATCATGCCGGTGAATGCGGCCTTCCATCGTAACGCCATCGCGTTTGTGACCCGCCCGCTGGAAATGCCGGCCGGCGTCACCGACTGCGCGCGCGAGACTTACAAGGGGATTTCCCTGCGTATGACTCCCGTGTGGGATGGTATTTCCAGCGTGCAGAACTGGCGCTTTGACATCATCTACGGAACGCAGATGATCGACGGGCGCCTCGGCACGCGCTTCTTCGGCGCATAAGGAGGCGCTGCAACTATGGCACTTCGCGAACTGAGCGACGGCAACCCGGACGGCACTCGCCTGGGTCAGTCGTCTTCCGACAAGCTGGGCTTCTATGGGCTTTCGACGCCCATCGTGCGCCCCAGCGTGACGGCCTACACGACCACCACGGCGGCGACCTCGACCTCCCCGTGGGGCTTTGCGACGTCCACGCAGGCCGACGCGGTGAACACCGCGGCGCGGCAGGCGGTGACGGCGCTGCGCGCGCTCGGCCTCGGCGGCTGAGGAAAGGCGGGGGACGGGGCAACTCGTCCCCCGCAACCTTCATGGCGGAGAAGGTCATCATTGCAACGCCGGTTTTCGGCGGGGCCTTGGGGCGCTATGTCGCCTCGCTTACCAAGACGCTGCACGCGTTGCAGCAAGTCGGGCAGCCGTATGACGTGCTGATTCTCGACGGAGACGCCTACATTGCGCGTGCGCGGAACACGCTGGCGCTGTCGTTCATGCAGGGCGATGGCGATGTGCTTTTCTTCATTGACCAGGACATGGGCTGGGATCCGGAAGGGTTCTTCCGCATCCTGACCGCGGACGCGCCGGTAGCGGCGGCGGCGTATCCGATGAAGAACTCCTGGCAGGAATGGACGGCGAACCTTGCCACGGACAATGGCGAACTGATCGGCCGGGCTCGCGCCGACAAGACGGGCCATCTCATCGAGGCAGAGTCCATTCCGATGGGGTTCACGAAAATCACGCGGGATGCGCTCACGGTGATGCGCGAGAAGCGCCGCGAGCATGACTGGCCGAACCCGCTGAACCCGGAGAAGTTTTTTCACAACTGGTTCGCAACGCCGCCGTCCGCGACTGAGGGCATCGTGGGCGAGGACGTGTGGTTTAGCCGCGAGTGGCGCCGCATCGGCGGCAAGTTGTGGGTAGATCCGGACGTGACGCTTGACCATGTCGGCCAGAAGGCTTGGACCGGCAACCTGCACCAGTTCCTGATGGGTCAGGCGCCGCCTGACACCAACGCGGACGGGTTTGGCGAGGAAATCTAATGGCAACCAACCTGCAACACGTCACGCGCGCGCTGCGCCTTATCGGCGTGTTGCAGGAGGGTGAGCAGCCGTCCGCGGATGCCGGCGCCGACGCGCTGGTTGCGCTTCAAGCCATGCTGGCGTCCTGGGAGGGCGAGGGCGTCCCGCTGTCCGGGCTTGTCGGGCAGACGTTGACGCTCGGCGCGACCCTGCCGCTGCCGGCCACGCATGACGACGCGATACAGACGAACCTCGCGCTGCGCCTGGCGCCCGAATACGGCGCGTCTGCGGTCATCTCGCCGCTGTTGGTGGAGCGGGCCGATACGTCCTTCCGCACACTTCAAGGGCAGTATGCCGACGACATTCCGATGAGCGTTGAGCCGGCGCTGATCCGCGGCGGGCGCGTCTGGTGGGATTGGAGTTTCAATGGCTAGAGAACCCGCTCCCCGCACCGCGTCGCGTTATCAGCGCGGGCTGTCCTACGAGCCGGGGCTTGCCGACAGCCGCTATCGTCCCGAGCGGATGACCGGCGGCGGCGGCGGGCCGGTGACGAATGTCGGCGGTGGCGTGTCCCCAATTGTGCCGCCGGATGATGACGACGGGATTGTCGTCCCGATTGGCGGCGGCGGCGGCGGCGGGAGCCTCGGCGCGATTGGCGGCGGCGCGGGGCTGCTTGCGGCGCTCGCGAACCCGAACCTAATCCGGCAGTTGGGCGGATTGCTCGGCGGCTCGGGCACGGCGGTTTCAGGGATTACCACGGGCAGCACGGCGCCGATTGGCGCGACTGCGCCGGCTGCGGGGGCGGCGATTGACCCTATCGCGGCGCTGGCGCCTGAGGCGGCCACACAAGGCGCCACAAGCGGCGGGCTAGCCGGTAGCGGCGGCGCGGGCTCGGGTGGCGCTGGCGCGGCTGCTACGGGGCTTTACGGACTTCCGCTGGTCGCGCTCGGCGGCGCTGAGTTCGGCTCGGCGGTTCTCCCGGCAGGCTGGGGCGCGGCGGCGGGCAATCAGGTTCTATGGTCTCCCACGTCCGACCTGTTTAGCGGCGCGCTGGTTAACCCGCCCGTGATGGACGGCGGCGGCCTCGGAAGCGCGGCGCTCGGCGCTGACCTTGTGGACGACGCCGCGAGCGGCATCTTCGGCAGCGGCGGCGGCTTTTGGGCAAACGCCCCGTGGAACATCGCGGGCGGCGCGCTCGGCAACTACATCTCAAGTCAGGCGCCTTTCGAGGGCAGCCGCGACCCGACTGGCAAGTCCATCGGCTCGGCCGTTGGCGCGCTTGCCGGCATGGCGATCCCCATTCCCTTCTTCGGCCCGCTGCTCGGCAGCATCATCGGCGGCGCCATCGGCGGCCAGTTCGGCCCGCAGGAAAGCGTGGGCGCCAACTGGAACGCCGGATTCACGTGGTCCCCGGAGCTCGCGAACCAAGGCCAGAATTCCTACATCGCATCCGGCGGCACGATGCCGACCGGCCTGACCGGCGACTTCGGGTT